GGCTCCCGTGTCGCCTTTATCGCCTTTCTTGCCTTCGGGGCCTTGGGGGCCGACGGGGCCTGGAGTGCCGTCCTGCCACGCCGAGCCGTTTGCGGTTCGAGTGAGTACCTGCCCTGGCGTTCCGCCCGCCGGCAATCCCCCGCCACCGGAACCGCCGCCACTCTGCGCCGCCTCGTTTATGGCCGCTACAAGGGTATTCTTGTCCGCGGTGGCCAGATCGTCCATGTCGCCGATTTTTGCAAGGAGTTGTTCGTACTGCGTCAGGGATATATCCGGCAGTTCGCCATCCGCAGCGCCGAACGGCAGTACGTCAAACCATACTGGGCCCGCCGTCACGCGGCTGTCGGCCTTTATGCCGGATAGTTTCAGTTCCCAGCGTCCTGCAGTGAGGTTTATTCCCTGCTCTGCAGTGATTTCGCCACTTGCGAGCTCCGCGGTTATGGTCTTATCTCCGCATACAAAATAGGCCGTGATAACGCGGCCCTTCCAGTCGGCGTCAAACGCAAATTTTGCAGTCAGATAGTTTATGCTGTCCGCCACCACAAGTGGTGTGCGCAGCATAAGCCTCTGCCCGCGTATAATGCCTGTAAGCATAGTCGCCCTCCTACAGTTTGTATTCTATGACATAAGTGCCGGATATTTTATTCACTTTTACCCGGTCGCCCACTTTCAATGAGAGCGCGGCGTTATATTTATAGCGTTTCTGTGTAGCGGTAGTTTCTCCGTCAAATTTGAGCGTGGCTTTGCCGCCGGACACCGCCACCACAGAGGCAAATTTCGCCGCTGATGGCCTGCGCTTTTGTAAAAACAGTGCTTCCTGCTCCTGATATATCACACGAACACCACCTTTTTTGCCTGATGCTCCATGAGGGCGCCAGGGCGTATCTCTATTTTCCAGTCGGTTTCCTCGTATACGCCCACCAGCTCCCCGTTATACAGCGCGATAACGTCTCCTACGCCATGAGCCGGGTTTACGGCCGTGTAAAATTTGATTTTTTGCGTTGCAAACATGGATTTCACAGCAAGATTATCCGCGTATTTTTGCAGCGCCGTCTGGCTTGCTATATTATCCAGTTCAACCGGCGTCGCCAATATGCGCCGCCCCCTGCGTACCGTGGACAAAGCGGAGATCATGCTGTCATTTATGCCCGTTGCGGTCATGGGGTTGTCATAGTCAGGGTTAGATACGTTGACGATGAAAACGTTGGGGGCCTCATATATGTCCATTTCCTCTGTGTATTCCGGGGCGATAATACTATATTCGTCGTCCCGATACTCCCGGTCTATGTTGGAGCTGGACGGGGCCTCGTACCTTTCAAGGCGGGCCACCCCATCAAAATCAAACCAAACATCCGAAAAGTTTATCTCGGACAGCAGCGCATTGATGATGGTGAGATATTCCGTTCCTATTTCCCAGTCCTCACGGTCTGTGGCAAGAGTGTCCTCGCAATCGTCCATCCGTATGCGCGGTATTCCGGCGTCCCGGATAAGGCTCTGTATCGCGGTCATGTATGGCGTCCCCGCCGCAATATAATATCGGGTCTCGGTTTTGGTCTGTTTGAGCCTCAGTGCCCGATCGTACGCCTCTATGGTGTCCTCGTCCTTGCCGTATTTAGTGTGTTTGGTGGTCAGCGTGCCCACCATGTATATGCCGAGAGGATACTCTATGCCGTCCTTGATGTAATACGGTCTTATTTCATCGTTTAGATAATCCACATTGTCGTTATGCTCGAACACGCCGTACATGGAGGTCTTTATTTCGCCGTCGGCAGCCATGGTGACGGTGGGATAGTCATCCCTCACCGCCGTCAGATTGTGCTCTGTAACAGCCCCGTTGCGTATCACCTCAAAGCGGCTGGTTACTACGCTCATCGTATCAATCATGCTCAATCCTCTCATTGTTGTCCGTCTGCTGTATGCTGCACGAAAATGCCCTGAAAAACTGGTCTATGCTCAGCTCGAAGCCCATCAGCGGGCCGGTGCACAGGCAGCCGTGCTGATCTCTGTATATCACGGTCTTGCCCAGCAGTCCCTCAAAAGCCGCTGCCTGCGCCGCATCGTTAAAAGCAGCGTTAAAACTGTATATTTTGGTTATTTGCTGCGAGGTCTCAGCCACGGGATACCGCCGCCCGGCGTAAAACTGATACGCTACATCCTGATACGCCGACACGCCCAGCGGGCTATTCTGCGCGGTGGAATATTCCAGCCGCAACCATTGCATTTCACCCAGCGCCGCTATCTCCGGCGCGTCTACCGAAAGCGTGACCGTGACCTCATTGGACATGGAGTAACTGTCTCCAGCAACGCCGCGCACTTTATATTTGTGCGTCCCTATGGCCATTTGATCGGAGTATGTGTGTGCCGTGGTTTTTGCTATTGGTATGTCATCGCGGTAGATATAGTAAGTTTTGTGATCCGTTTCCGTCCACGCAAGGGCCGCTTTTTCGCCGCCCGCGGCAAAAAGTGTTATTGGCGCGCCCGGGGTGTTGGCAACGGTAAATTCAGCCGTTCCCCAATCGCTCCAAAGACCGTATTCGTTCTGTATCCGCACTGCGGCTATGTGCGCGCCATCAGCCAGATATTCTTTAACCTTATACCGCCCGTCAGTGCCGTAAGCAGTGTGCAATACTGCATTGTCGATCTTTATTTGATAGGCAAGCTGCCCCTCGCCGGTCCATGTTATTTCCGGCCTCGGGCTTGAGGTAGCATATACCGTTGGAGTCGGTGGTTTGCCCTGGGCCGTAAATGACGCTTCTTCGCTCCATGCGCTAACTTGATCGTATGCGTTCGTGCAGCGCACGCGCCATTTTACGATGCCTGCAGCAAAAGTGTTTGGAGGTATATTTGCATTAGTGTTTGCCGATTCTGCGGAGGCCAACGCAGCCCAGTCAGTGTGAGATGTGTCCTTATATTGCAGTTCGTATTTTTTCTGTGCTAACCCCTCACGGCTTGCGTATGTCCACTCAAAATTTATCGCATCCCAGCTTCCGGCGTATGTGTTTTTTGGTTTTATTGCCGTTACTGTTATTTTGTCGTTCGGCCTTAAGTCCCTTATGCTGTAGCTGCCGTCGGGGTTCTGTTCATCTTCTAATTGCGTCGATTGTAGGATTGCAAAAGCGGGGATAACCCCGTACGGGTTCGTTATGTTGTTGTAGCCGGCGGAGCCGTTGTAGTAGACGTTCCGTGCGCAGTTGTCCTTGGGGGAGTACCGTGAGGAAAGCCACCAGTCAGTACTCCGGCCGTCGCGGGTCTTAATCCTGCTGTCATCGCTCGTGTATAGCTGGAGCGCCTTGCCCTCCGCAACTCCGTTGTGATTGCCAAAGCCCGCCATGGTGTAAGTTAGGGCGAACATTTTGCGGGTTATGCTACCGCTGCCTTCGAGAGTAAAGGTAACATCTATCATTTTTTCGCGCAGCGTTTGCGGGAAACTGTTGAATATCGTATTTTTTATAAGATTATCCAGTGTTCCGTCCGGGTATAGGGCCGAGCTTCCAAACTTCCGTCCTTCGTACTCTCTTTTGTATACCAGCACCGCGCCTCCGGATACGAGGTTATTTTTATCCGCCACCTCGCATAGCCTGTTTTCTTCGGTGCCTACCGGGATGAGTATTGTTGCCCCGAGCGGCAAATCTGCTAATGTCGCCATATGTTATCCTCCGTACCCCATCCGCACGCTGCGTCGGTAGTTGTTCGCCATGTCAATGAGTTTTTGTATGTCGCTTATCTGCGACATATCAACTCTGATATTAAAGGTGTCGCCGCCCACGCTGCGGCTCTCTTGATTATTCAACACTCTGCTCCCCTTCGGTAAGTCTATCAGTTCCGGCCCGTTTTCTCCCACCCAAGTCAGGCCGCCGCGCCAGTTGTCGGTGCCGGCGGCGTTGCGGCCCGCCCTGCCGCTTTTATAGGCAGAATTGCTGTTTTCGTATATGAGGCGCTGCCTCATGTCTCCCAGCGTCACGTCGCCGCTCAAAATTTCGATCAGACTCGTTATCGCCTGGCGAAAACCGCCCTTAAGATTTGTGGTTAGGGTATCTATCTTCCGGCTCATATTTTCCATGTTTTTCTGCGATACCTCATCCATGACATAGCCCATTTCCTCGGCCGCTTCATACCATTGTTTAATCCCTTCTTTCCCCTCATTAAGGATCGGGTTAAGCTTAATGCCGGATTCGCCAAACAGTTTCATTGCAAGATTATTGCGCTCTATGCCCTCCTCCATATCTGCGAGGGAGAATATAACGCGCTGATATATCTCATCCATATCTCGCATATTGCCGTGTGCATCTTTGATTGGCACTTTGAGTTTTCGAAAAGTTTCCGCGAGCTCTTCGTCTCCCTCTATTGCGGCCTGTACGTTTTTGCCGAGGTCCTTTGTCGTGTCCACTATGGTGTCCAGTGAGACGCCCACCATGCCGCCCGCATATTCCAATTTTTGCAGTTGCTCGGTGGATATGTTGCTTATATCACTCAGTTCCTGCAATTTCTTGTTATATTCAAGGGTCTCTTTGCCAAGGTTGATAAACGCCCCCGCCACCGTACCCAGCGTGCCGGCAACCCCGAGCATGGTCAAATCAACGTCGCCCAAAGTGTCGTCGAGTTCGCCGAGCCCCTTAGGTAGTTGTATGCCCGTTACATCGCCAAGTCCCTCAAACAAGCCGTTGAGCAGCTCCGTTGCCTGGCCCGTTCCCTCCTCTGCGTCTTTCGCATCCTCCAGCGCCTCGGTGTTGTTTTCGAGGGCGTGCTGGGATTTTATGAGAGCAGCCTCCGTTTCCGTAATTGACTTTCTCATGGCTTGTGTGCGGCTATCGGTCTCGCCGTATGCATTGGCGAGGTCTGTAAGGCGGGCACGTTGGAGGTCGAGTTTGTCGCTAAGTCCCTTGGTTACATCCGCAAGGTTTTCGTTCGTCGCTGCCAGCGCCGCTACGCTGTCCTCATCGTCCTCGTATTGCGCCGCCAGTTTTTTAGCCTCCGCCCGCGTCTGGCTCAAGCCGCGTTCTATTGCTTTGAGCGCCTCCCTATATTCCTTGTCTCCCGCGCTCTCCCATTTAGTACTGATGGTCGGCATTACTGCGCACCTCCCAAAAAATAAGCGGACAGGCTAAAGGATTCTTCTTTCTTTGCCGGTCCGTTTTTGATTTCGCTATTTTTTTTTGCTATGGCTATCACCTTGCGCGGCGTCGCCGATTTCCAGAAATCCCTTTCGTTTTGATGCAAATACACTACCCATATAGTCAAATACCACGCAAAATCTATAGGCTGGGGTTCTGCGTGGCGTTCAAGTTTTTTTCCTCGTCCTCGTTTTTCTCTTTTTGTATCAGCGCGGAGCTCACCAGACAGGTTATTATATCGCTCAGTTCCCGCGTCGCGGCGGGCAAGGTGGGCAGTTTGCGGCCCACCTCCCTCACTTCATAACGTTTAGTCGATCCGATGCTGTCAAGATAATCATTGATCATGGCGGTCAGAAATACTATATTGGCCTGAAGGGTTCGCCGTTTTTCCAGCGCGCGCCCGAAGCTGCCGTCAAAATACTCCTGCACATCCGCCAACACGTTCATGTTGCAGCAGAGGGTCATTTCCATGCCGTCAAACGTATACGGCGCAGTTTTTAGCCTAATGTCCATTCGATCCCCCTTTAGATGGTTGTGCCAAAGCAAAGGTTAATCCACGATTTTGCATCTGCTTCGCTGTCAAGTGTGGCCACTTCGAACAGGTTGTTGTCCTCGCTATCATCGCCAAGGAATTCGCCGGTCGTAGTAGGCGTCTGGAATGTGATGGTGTTGTCTTTCGTTTTAAACGCTCTGCTCGGGGGGCCGAAAAGCACCTTGTAGACAAATACGGCGGTGAACTTATTAACGCCGTCTATCATGTCCGGGGCATAAAAGCCCATGCCTACGTATTTGGCAATATCCTTAGTGGTGCTAAGCAGGCTCTTTGCGTTATTGCTCCCGTTCAGTGTGCGTGTTTTTTCGCTCGCTCCGTACATCAGTTTCTGTGCTGCGTCAGGTATATATTTTACGCCTATGCTGACGGTACCGCCGGTTGCGAGTTTTATGTATTCTGCAAGTCTGCTTTCTGAGTACAGGCGTCCCTCTGCAAAAGTGAGTTCAAGCTGCGCCGTCATGGCCTCACCCATGGATATTGGTGTTTCATAGGTTACCGTTCCGTCGTTATTTTTGTATTCGCCAATTTTTATACCTCTCAGGTCTATCGCAGGCATTTATTTCAGTCCTTTCTCTTTTAAAAAGTTTAGAATTTTTAGTTCCAGCCGAGGCTGGAATATCTCAATCGCTTTTTGTTCCGCTTCAGTCCAAAACCGGCTGCCCACAAGGTTCGAGCGTCCGTAATTGAGCACGAATGCTATATATGCGTTTCCGGCATATTTTTTTCGTTTGCTGCCAGGCGGGCCTGAATTACTGCCCGTTGCGGTCACCTCTATATACGGGCTGCCATCGCGTTTTTTCTTTTTGAATGTTTTTATAGACCGCCGAAGCGTGCCGGTGCGAATATGGTTGTGCCTTTCGATGTTTTTTTCAATTTCTTCCTTCGTGATGTCTGCGGCCTCTTGGGCCAGTTCTATGTTGAAATCCTCTACGCCATCTATTACGTTTCTGAGTGCAAGGCTAACTTCGTCGAGCCCTTCTATTTCAAATTTAGCCATATATGCCGCCCACGCCTACCGCCGTCATGGCGATATGGTATAATTCTGTATCCGTCTCATATATTTCCGTGTCAACGGAGCAATTCCAGCCCGCCGCAGCGAGTTTGTTTTTTATATCATCAACAGCAGTTTCAAACGGAGGATTATCAGTGTAGTAATCTACGGCATACATCACTCCAGTTTCTTTTTCTACGCCGTCTGCGTACAATATCGCAACCTGGCCCATGCACTGATACGTGATATAGCTGCGCTGGTCGCCCATGTAGGGCGGGTGGCATACGGTGTATCCATCCTTGAGTATCTCCGCTATGGTCATGCCGTCACCACCCTCTGAGCCTTAATCTCCAAAAATTCCCGGCGGTCGCCTATGTTGTCTATGCTGATGATCTCGTAAGGCTCGGCATCCCGCTCATGCCATATGCGGCACTCGACGGTCACAAGGGGCGAGTAGCGCATGGTTATGGTCACGGGCTGCCGCAAGTGCAGTTCTTCCGCCTGATATACCTCCGTACCGTGGGCATTCACCCACTTGCACCACACGGGGCCGGGGAAAACATTTTTAAAGCTTTCCGCGCTGAATCCGGCTTTGATGCTGTATTCCGGCGCTTTTATGGTGATTTTCGTTCGCATTTCGCCTGCTCCAGCTTTAATTGCCATCAAAACCACCATCCCTTATATTGGTTGAGCATCGCCCGAACCGTTATGTCTATCTCGGTCGTAGAACCCTGCATCACAGCCTCCCGGTTGGTGTACCAATGGCCTATGAGCAGGAGCATGGCCTGTCGCACAAGGTAGGGTGTCTCCTCGTATCCTGCGGTGTAGGTTATGACTGCGCCGGGCTTGTTTACCGTCACGGTGCCGCGGCGCACGTCTGCGGTATACTCCACCGCCTCGCCGTCCACCGTAACGCTGTCCACGCTTATCACGGGGCCACGCGGGAGTGTCATAGTGCCGCTCACCTCCGGGTAAGCGGTTATGGACTGCTCCGCAAATGACTTCCCGCAATAGTTCTCGCAATATTCGCGGGCCGCGCTTATGAGAGGAGCTATTATATCCTTGTCTTCGCTGGTATCGCCGGGGTTATTCCGCAGATGCAGTTTTACCTCTTCGAGGCTTAGCGGTTCCACTGCTGGGGGTTGTCTTGTTATTACCATTGTCGGCCTCCATGGCTATGGCGTAACAGCCCCTGATGAGCTGCCGCGCCGTTGCCTCGTCTATGTCAATGATGGAGCCGGGCGGGGTTACTCCCTCCGGCCCGGCTGCTAAGGTCAACATTTTGATTTTCATCAGCTCGCCTTCATCTTCAGGCGGCTGAACGCCTCGCCTACTACGGGTGCGCCGTCGCCATAGTACTCGACAACGTAGCCTATCTCGTTGTTGACGGCGTACAGCTCGTTAAGCACCTGTATGTAGAGGCCGTCGCTGTCGCATACCCAATAGCCGGTTTTAAAGTCGCCGTATACTGCCACGTACTTGCCCGCGGCTACGGCGTTAGGCGCGTACTCGGACATATACACGGGAGCGCCCAGCAGCATATCAGGCTGTCCTGCCTGCACGGAGGGCTGCCATATATACTGGCCGTCGCTGTCCTTGAGCTTTGCGATCATCTTGCAGAGGTCGCGGTGCATTGCCCAGGAGGCCCCGCGCATATACTGGCCCTTCACGCCGTATTTGCACTCTATCAGGTCGTCGGTGGCCACGGCGGTGGCGGAAGCGGCGGTAACGTCGCGCCCGGTGGCTATGCCGCTGTCAGAGGCGGTAAAGATGCCCAAAGGCTGGTTAGTGCCCGTTCCGCTCATAAAGGCGTTTTCCTGCGCCGCCTCGATCTTGTACAATATGCGGTCAAGCACGGTCTGATCAGGGCTGGGTGCGTGGCGCATGAGGGTCTTGGATATCTTAATCAGTTTGGCAAGGCGCTGGGGCTTAAATTCGCGGCGGCCGAAGGCGATGGTCGCCTCTTCGGGGGCTGCCGCCACCTCGGTTGTCCATGCCACATCAGACGCATCGGTAGTCAGGCTGGGATACCCAAGGCTCTGTGCCTGACCTATGGGGCCCACAACGTTGCATATCTGGCGCATAAACATGTCATTTTTGAGCCCGGCTATGAGCTGGTTGACAAACTCCACGGGCGCGGTCAGATAACCGGCGGTAGCGTTTGTGCCAAGGGTCATGGTGGTGTTTTTGTATCTGGTTATGGACTCGGGATCGCCCTGCAGTGCACGGGCAAATACTTTAATGTGCTCGTCCTTCTTGTCGCCCAGCTTGTCGATCACTTCACCGGCGGCGCGTTCCCGCTCGAGCTGCTTCTGCTCGCGGATTATGTTGGCGTTGAGCGCGTCAAACTCCTTTTCGAGCCGGTTATAGGTCTCGGTGGATTCCGCGTCCATCACGCCGTCTTCAAATTTGTTCATTATTTCGCGCATCTGGGTTGCGGCATTTGCGCGATCCTGCATCATTTCGTAGAGTTTCTTCATCGGTTACTTATACCTCCAAAATTTTTAGTTTAGTCGCTCTGAATCTCTTGCGCTGCTCCTGCAGTGCGGTGTTTATATCTGCTGCGGGCTGGATTGCTCCCCCGTTGTCAGGCTCCCTGTTTTCCGGCGGTTCCTTCGGCGCGTGCTTGTACAGCGCAAACCACTTTTCGGTATCCGCGCAAGCCGCGACCTTTTTGTTTTCGATGAGTTCGTTTACAAAGCCCATATTAAGCGCTTCGGTGCCGCTCATCCACGTTTCTGCTGTCATAAGGGCGGATATCTCGTCCTTCTCCTTGCCGGTGCGGGCGGCGTATATGCCCGCTATCTGGTCGTTGATACGGTCGAGCTCGTCGGCGGTCCTGCGTAAGTCCTCCGCCCCACCGCCGGCGTATGTCCATGCATTATGTATCATCAACGTGGCATTTTCGGGCATTTTGATGGTATCGCCCGCCATGGCAACCACTGATGCGGCGGAGGCGGCGAGGCCGTCTATATGCACGTTTTTTGTCGCCGGGTGGCGGTTGAGGATGTTGTACAGGCTAAATCCCGCAAAGATGTCCCCGCCAGGGCTGTTGATATACACATCAAGGGTGGATATATCCCCCAGCGCCGCCAATTCTTTTTGAAATTGCGCAGGGGTTATTTCGTCGCCCCACCATGACGTATCGCTGATCTCTCCGTACAAAAAAAGCTCGCCGGCATTGCCGAGAGCTTTAAACTCCCAAAATTTATTCATTTTTTAGGGGCGCTCCTTTCGCTTGCGCGCTTTTAGGCGCGTTGAGTTTTGCGTTTTCCAGCGGCAGCATGTTGCCGTTGATAAAGTATATCTTTCCCAGCCCATCGGGTATGGGGTTCATATCCTCCAGCTCGCGGATATCGTCCGCGTTCATCACACCATTCTGCCGCATTGTGTTGTAATAGCTCGTTCGGGTGGCGGTATCGCCGCGTAGCAGACTGTTTGTATTAAACTTAAAATAATACTTCGCCTGCTCCGCCTCGCTCAACAGGTCACGGTAAAAGGCCTGCTCTATACGCACGGATAGGGGATTTATACAGTCACGTACAAACTCGGCGCTCTGCTGCTCGATGTTTGAGAAGGTGGCCTTTTCCAGATCCATGCACATATGCGGAGGTACTCCGAAAATGCGACATATCTCGGTTACAGCCCATTTGCGGCTATCAAGGAGCTGTGTCTTTGACATGTCCCTGTCCCACGGCTGCGCCGTGGAGCCGTTTTCCAGAAACATCCATTTCCCGGCGTTTTCTGCGCCGCCGTAGTTGCTCTGGAAGTCCTTTTTGAAGCGCTCGTATGCCGTATCGGAGAGTTGCCCCGGATAGGTTATATAGCCGCCGGGGGAAGTACCGGAAAAGCCCCTTTGCGCGTATTGTGTCATGCTGTTATTCAGTCCCAGCACGCTTGCGGCTATGGTCATCGGGTCTTCCGGCGTGCGGTCGCCAAATCTAAAACCGGGGATAAAGACAAAATCGCCCTCCCGGAGCGTTTCTGTTATGCCGTCATAGGTGACGTATATATACTGTTCCCCGTTCTCCCGGTTGGTGTACACTTCCGAGCAGCAGGAGGTGGGCAGATTTTTGAGGTGTCGCACAAAGCCGTATCTGTCCCGCACTATGCGGAGATAACCGCCGCGAGTGAGCAGCATGTTTGCCACAAGCATCTGCATAAGCTCATACGCCGTGGTGGTGCGGTTGGGCAGCACATACAACAGCTTATACAGGGGATGATCCCGTGCCTTTTGTTTGCCCTCCCCGGTATTTTTGTACATGTGCAGGGGCAACGCCGCCATGGTCTTGCTTATCAGGTCAACACACCTGAATACCGCCGCGACCTGCAGCGCCCCCTCTGCGCTTATGGCGTAACCCTGCCCTGCAAGGTACATCTGCCATGCGCTATCATCTGATACGGAGGGCAGTGTTTTAACGTCCGCCGCCCGTATTTCGTATGTTTTGCCAAAAAGTTTAAATCTCTTCACTGTTTACCTCACACTATTCTCAGGCCGCGGTGCTCGTATACGCTGCGCTTGGGTTCCAGTTTTACCGCCGCCGCCATCGCGTCTATCAGGGCGCACATCGGGTCTATCCGCTCTATGCTCCGGTTTTTCATGGGTTTTATGTTCTCGTTGCCGTCCTGGGCTACTACTACATTGCCAAACGCCCAGCGCCCGCAAGGGTTCCTCTCGTGGGTCATTTCGCCCTCGCGTAGGAGCCGCTCAATTTCCTTCATTGCTGGGGACATGCCGCTCATGGTCTGGGGTATGGTGATTATCTTCTGCGCCGCAACCTCCTGCTGCATGAGGGGGCGCAGGGAATCTATGCGCCACTCGTCCGCCGCAATATATTTGATGTCATAGTCCAGCATGAGCTTGTCCAGATAGTTGGCAATATAGGCGTAGTCCACACAGTTGCCGGGGGTCGCGTGCATATGCCCCGCCTGCACCCATTTGCCAAAAGGCACGTGGTCCCGGTGCTCCCGTTCCCGCATGTTTTCCTCCGGGATCCACGCATCCACAAAAAAGCGCCACTCCGTTTCCTCCGGCAGCGGTGGGAAAAGGGCCGCCACGGCGGTCAGGTCGGTGGTGCTGGACAGGTCTATGCCTACATAACAGGGCCGCCCCAGCATATCGGATTTATGCCAGCCCCCTTCGGTATCATCCCATAGGGTGATGGGCAGCCAGCCGGTGCGTTTAAGCGAGATCCATTGATTGAGCCGGAGCCACCGGAAGAGCTTCTCTGCCGCCGGGCTGTTTCGGGCCTTTATCGCCTCGCTGCGCACATTCTCAATTTTGATGGATACGCCCAGCGAGGGATTGGCTAAGTACCAATTTGCTTCATCGTATATGTCCGCGTCCTCAGGGACGGTATAGATTTTGGCGTAAAACGCCGGGTCTGTCAGTTCGCCGCTCAGCACCTTTGTTGCTATTTCGTGCTGTTCCCATCCCACACTTTTGCGGTCGGGATCGTCGCCCGCGGTGGTGATGCACCATATGAGCTGCTCATTCCGTGCAGCACCCGTACCAAATGTCAGCACGTCCCACAAGTCCCGCTTGGGGTGGGCGTGTAGTTCATCTATGATGACCACGGAGGGGTTAAGGCCGTGTTTGGTCGCCGCTTCTGCCGACAGCACTTTAAAGCGGCTGTGTGTGCGGAGATTCAGCATTTCCTTCGTGCTGTCTTTGATTTTGATTATCTTGGACAATACTTCGCTTTGCTCCACCATGCTCTTTGCGGCGTTAAAAGCTATTGATGCCTGGTTCCTGTCTGCGGCGCCGCAGTATATCTCGCCGCCCGGTGCGTCCATGACCAGGTGATACAGGCTCAGCGCGGCGATAAGTTCGGTCTTGCCGTTTTTCTTGGCGATCTCCAAATATGCCATGTGGTACTGCCGCACGCCATCAGCGGTCACGGTGCCGTATACGGAGTTTATGACCTCTATCTGCCATGGTAAAAGCACAAAGGGTTTGCCGTAAAAATCGCCGGTATGTTTAAGGGCCTGTACAAACTCGATAACTTCGAGGGCCTTGTTCGAGTTAACCACCGTACTTGCTCAGATATGCGGCCATGGGGTCGCTCTCTGCGGCTTTTTTCGCTGCTGCTACACCCATGCGAGCACGGCCCACCGGCGACAGGCACAGCTGCTCGGCGTATTTTATGATATTCTGCCCCTCCCGGCGCATGATGGTGATATATGGGTTTTCCGTTGGCTTGCCGTCCGCCGCCCGGTATATAAGCGGGCCGTTTTGGTATTCCGCCTCGGCTTTTTGGTATATCGCCACACTCTCGCAGTAGGCAGCGAGGGCGGATATGTCCAGATCGTTAATTATCGGGGTGTCGAGCTGGCGGTAGAGCTTTACTACCCTTTTCCATTCCTTCTTCGCCTCCGGGGACAGGCTTTTGGGTGGTTTTAATTTGTCGGAGCAGCCGGTAGGTTCGCCATTCTCCCGGTTTTCCATTGTGTCTTTGGTATGCCGGTTTTTGCCGTTATCGACGAGCTTTAACGGCCTCGGCTTTCTTCCTGTCGGCATAGGCTCCTCCTTTCTCAAATTCTGTATTTGCCTATGATTTTTTTGTGTCCTTTGACGCTGTTGCAATGTATGCAGGCGGGCTGGTGATTGGCGGTATTCCAAAAGCGCGGGTCGCCCGGCCCGTCAGGCGGGTCTATGTGATCCACGCACCGCGCCACCATAGTGCAGCCATCGTCCAGCCGCAGGGCGCAGAGTTGATGTTCCGGGGCCGACAAATACCAGCGGGAGTATTTGCTCCATCGGGCATCATATCCGCGCTGCCGGGAGCTGCCCCGCCGCTCGTCCTGGGCGTGTATCTGCTCCTGCTGCCGCAGTTCGCCCGCCGTCCGGTGCTCATCGCAGTATCGTCCGGCGGTCAGCGCATTACATCCAGGGTACTGGCAAAAATGTAGGGCTCGGCTTGCCATATTGCCGCTCATCTCCCTCAAAATGCTCAAGGGCCGCTCTTCGCAGCCCTTTTGATGGTATTATTATAGCACATAAAGAGTGTGGGAAAGTGTTGAGTTTTATTTATCTCGTTACAGACAACACGGTTAAGGCCCTGGGCCTGGCGTGCGGCAAAGTTTGGGATAATGATATAAGAGGGCTATATCAGCCCTCTTATACGGTATTCTCTTTACGCTGCTATTCTGCCTATCAGTCTGTCTACCCCCTGTCTCTCAAGGGTCTTCGCCCAATCAATCGAGACGTGCATTTGCTGCGCTATCCGCTCCCAATATCCCCCTTTTGCCACTCCGTATTTAACGTACCGCAGTCTTATTGCCTCATATTCCAGCGGCGGCAAACACATCACTTCAAATTCTATCATTCCCACCCAATGATCGAGATTTTGTAATTCGTCTTCCAGCCGTTTTTTCTTCTTTCGCAGTCTTTTTAATTCCCGCGAAGCTTTTATCACCGTGGCCGGAGTGCTGTCCGGCAGCTCGGTACCGTGCGGCAGGCCCGTAATCTGCTGCGGGTGAAGATCGTATTGCGCTTCGATCTCCTCGTCAACGCTAATTAACAACCGCTCTTTTTCCGTCCTCGTGCGCTCTGCATTACCCCAATACATCAGCAGTCGCCGCACGGCTGCCCGCTCATCTCGCCTTTCCCGCGTTGCTTTTTTCGGATTCAATTTCCCGCCTCCTTTTTGGATTAAAAACCGTCGTTTTTGATGTAATTTTGCAAATATTTTCGGTGACCAATTTGCCGCCGCCGTTTATTTGTAGTTTTGTTGTTTTTGGGCGCCCCATTGCCGCTCATTTTCAAAGCTTCTCAAAAATCGAAAAATTTTTCTTCCGATGGGCCGCCCCGGTACCACGGAGGGTTGATTTAGCTTTTTGATGCCCCCCTCCCCTCTATTTCGGCCTGTTTTCTCCGGCACAGGGCAGCGATCTCCAGTAGGTTGCGAGGCTCGTCCCACCAACCGTGGGATACAGCGTTGTCGTGGATTTCTTTAGTTAGTTCGTTCAGTGCCATCAGCTTCCTCCTTGTTCATCTTTGCTCCGCAGGTATCGCAGTACGGCGCTCTGTAATCTTCCCATTCGTGTTCTTCGCCGCATTCCGAGCAAATCTGTGTGCCATCCTCTTCGATCCACCGTCCGCGCCGCACCGGGGTAACATCGGCAGCTGGAATACTGTCAAGGAGGTCTATACAGTCCCTGAAACAGTCTGCCGCATCATTATCCCCGGCTAATACGCAATCTGTGATCCACATTCTAAGCCGTGCCTTAGCTACCTCTCGCTCTATGTACTCTTCAGCCATTGTCAGTCCTCCTTCGGTTTGTATCGAACCTTTTCGCAATAATCTATATTCCATTCTTTGTCAGCCGCCCATAGCGGGGCAATCATTTTTCGCGCACCGTCTTCACGCCAAACATAGACATCTCCGTTAAATTCAAGGCGTTCAAAATCTTCACAAGGAATATCTTCTGCCTTTAGAATTACGCAGTGCATAATGCTCTTTCTGATCCCAAAGCATGTGCCAGCAAGAGCATAAAATCTTTCTTTGGCATCATACGGAGTATACAGAATGGCTTCTCCGAAACCGTAATCAATGGTATATTTCATGTTCATTCCTCCTGTTCGCTCGTCCCGCCGGTCAGTGGCCGGCATGCGCAGGTAATCCTCAATCACCGCCGCCGCACACGGCCAGCCGTAGCAGACCGCGCAATAGTAGCCCTCGGCCATAGCGCCGCTCATAAACTCGTTTTGATTCGGGGTCGGACGGTTGTCGCCCGTTTTGAGCTCAACGTATATGCCATGGTAGCCGCCCCGGGCGACAGGGATAAATACATCGGGTACGCCGGAATGTACCCCCTGCCCTATCAGCCGCGCCGCCGTGCGCTTATCGCGCAGGCCGCCGTTGGGTATGTGGTGGTAGAGTTGCAGTGCCGGATACTGCGTCCGCATCATCCGTGCCCATTGGGTAAGGGCGGTCTGGTGCTCGTCCTCTCTGCCCGTTGCCGGTTGGGCAGGCCGCCATACGGGTATACCCGCCCGGTTGAGTCTCTCGGTGTATTCGCTCATCTTTTCACCCTCCCTTTAGTTTCGTCGTTTCTCTGGTCTCTCGCCAGCATTATGCTTATATACGCGCCGCTGACAAAGCTGTTTGTCCTGACGCGCACATCCTGCTCCGGATCGTACAGGAAATATCCGGGGTAAGCCTTCAGCAGCTCCCGGGCTGCATATTTGTCATGCTGTATCGCCCTTACCGTACTGCGGGTCACCTTGTGGTCATATACCTTGACAGTGGGCTGCTTGAGATTCTTGGAGCCCCACCATCTGCGCCGCCCCTTGGGATTCTTCGAGAGATACTGTCCCATAGCCTCAAGGCCGTATTCGTTGGGCTGAAGGCGATCCGCGTTGGCATAGCCGAAGTGCCACAGGCTTTCACAGGTGTCGCGGTCTATGCCGCTTTCAAGGATGACGTGCAGATGAAGGCGCTTAGTGTTTTCCGTGCCCTCTTCCGCGACTATCATGTACTTGCCGGAGGCCAGCCCTGTCTTTTTCCTGCGCCGCTGCCATCTGGCTATGTAATTCCGTGCGTCCTGCTGTATCTCTTCCATGACAGGCAAGCGACCGTTCCTGCTTTCATATGTCAACGTTACATGCAGGCCGCCTGCAGTTCCGGGGCCGAAATTTTCATTGACGAGCCGCACGAAGCGTTTACGGCTGTTGCGCTCGTTATATCTCTTCTGTGCCGCCCGGCTTTCCTTGAGCCTGGATGCCTTAACCCCGCACTTGGGCCGTGTATCCCAATATGGGTATACCTCCAGCTCCAATATATTGCCGCTGCGAATCTCCTTCACGCGATAACCTGACAGCTTTGGGGTGCTGTCTGGCGTACTCTGTTCTGCATCATAAAAGTCCGGGTCTGTTATGATCCACTTCGTTTTCCGTCCTTTGCCCATAGCTCGATACCTCCTGCTTATCCAACATCGGCATTTAGGGGCTGACAACCCCGGCCCACATAGTGGGCGCGGGCTGGCAATAGCATAATGGCGCTCGCTTATGTCAAGGGCTTTCGCGGCATAAAAGCCAACCTGCGGGCTGGCATTTATTCCACGGTCCCTTGACAACGCTTCACGCAATCGGGCGATGCTGCTATGGCCCTTTGCCGGGGACGGTACTTTGCTCAGGGTCTAACCCTAATGCAGTTGCCGCCACCCTGTAAAGGAGAACCGGGTAATGCCGTACCCGGCAAAAGGTCATGCTCGGTTTCTTACTACTCATTACAAGCCCGAAAAGAACTTGTCCGCCGCCTATTGGTATGCCTGCCCGATTCACCGGGCAGGCTTTAAGCTGTGCATATTCTCTTGTTTTTTGGGACTGCGGAAAATGAATATTTGCTCCACCCCGGCGCGCCCGCCGCACTCCATGAATTTATCCGCTTCCAATATGGGCAACTCCCGCCCATTTACCCTGACGCGGCAATCGCCGCGGTTCTGTCTGTACGCCTTCTCCGCTGCTTTCTTGTCAGTTGTGGTCAGCAGTACCGTCTCTTTTCCCGATCTGCGAATGAATACCTCATATGTGATAAGCGTTTTTTTCTTGCGCGCCATACCGCACTCCCTCCTCAGTCGTTGTGCGCAGCGGACACCAGCTCGGCCTTCCTCCGTACACACCTATCCGCTTCCCGGGTGTATATCCGCCCTTCGCCCTGCACAGCGCCTTGTCGCATTGGCTGTCCATACTATTTATATAGAAGGGACACTCCCGGCAGTTCTTTGGGATACGGCGCATTTGGGTCTTTATCACTATTGGCATGGCCTACACCTCCGTTCCCGCTATTACCGCCTGGCAGCAGCTTCGCGCCGCCGCCCGCATCTTTCCCGCTATTTCGGATGCGCCGGAATCCTCCGCCCTCGCTATGCACTCCAGCATTTTGTTAGCGCTGTCCTGCATACTCTCAAAATGCACCTTGAACACCGCCATATCCGAGTTTGCCATCGCCAGCCGGCGCCTCAACTCTTCCGCCTGCTTGGTAAGCGCGGCCCGCTCCTGCTCCGCTATCTGGGTCGTCTGCTCGTATGCCGCTCTTTCCG